ATATTGTTTTTTACTTAGTAATCTGACGGCAAAATTATCTGTTTGCATTATATATAAATTTTTCATTTTAATAGTGTTTTTTGGTTAAATTTTTAAAGGTTATTCAAATTTTTTAAGTTTTTGTAACTGGTTCGAATTGACCAGGTAAAAATAATATAATTTAATATTGATTTTTTTATAATTTCTTACACCTAAAAAATGAAAAGGGTTTTTCTTACTTACTTTTATAAATTGTTCTAGTGTTAAAATAGTTTTGAAAGGTCTACGAGTAGTTTTCACTTTGTCCGATATATTGCAAGTGATTTTATTTATTTGTTCGTTAAATGCAAAATTTACCGCTTCATTGTAGGTAGCAAATTTATATACCTTTTCAACCTCTCTACTAATTAAGCCAAAAAGGCATTTTTTCGTTTCAGTTTGTTTTATTGTATACATATTAGTTTATTTTAGATTAATTAAATAAGTACCGCTTAGAGTACTTGTTTTCTTTCTTAGTACATTTATTTCACGTACTATTATTTCATCGGAATGATTGCAATACATTATCGCAAATTGACGTGCTTCATCTAATGTATTTTTTTTAATTAACATAGCATCGAATCCGTTTATGATTATATAAGTGTTCATAGGTTTATTTATTTAGTTTAGTTTCCAATTTAAGTAAAGCGTACGCAATACGATTGTGAAAATTGTTTATAATAGTATCCTGCAATTTTTCGGGCATATCTTTAACTTTTACTTGGTGCAAATTTGCGACATCTTCCAAAATTCTATAATATTTCGTTGGAATATCAATACAACTTGGCATACCTTGTAAATGATCCGCCAGGCGTTCTTGGTGGTTTGGTATTCTTCTTTGATTGAATTGGTGGTCTGAATGTTTACGAAGTTCAGCCATCACAATATTTAACCTTTCTTTATCGGTTAAATTCTCAAAGTGTTCAACGTGGCTTAATTTGTAGCCGTCAAAATACCAATCCTGAATAGAGTCTAAAAGATACTTTTCTTCTCTTTTAATGTACTCTTTTGTGTTAGTTCTTAGTTTCATTTTTTTGGTTTTAGTTAATAATACGCGCAATTTAATTTAAAAATATTTCTTAAAATAATGCTTCAAAACTTGCAACTGACAAAAAGACACGCCTAAACTCCTACCCTATCGAATACATATAATTTTCTCGATATGTTGCCTATCCCCTACCCTCAACCTCTCCCCTCCTATGTAATTTTTGATCCATTTAGTAATACGCTTTTATTTTGTGGGCGGTTTTTGGAAATTAAAAAAATGTTTATATCTTTGCCTTCGAACCGAAAAACTAAAATTAATCTAAATTGCTTAAAATGAGTAAAGAACAACAGAATCTACTAAAGCAAGTTCGACCAATGTTAATAAGTGGTTGGAACTTAAACAACGAAGAGAAGTGTTACGATGTTAAGTTATCGTTTGCATTTTACCCAACCGAATATGATGGAGGTAATCCACCTCGAATCAGATATACTTTAATTATGGAAAGTGGTCGAGAGCAAAGTAATTTAAATTGTTCTAAGCACTTTACTGATATGATTAATTGTATTACAAAGTGTATATATGAAGGGTCGATTAAACATAATTAACTTTTTAATATATATATAGTATGTATAGTGTGTATAGGTTTAGTAGAGCCAACCTCAAAAGTGAAATCTTCATTTTTACAAATATTTCAAATAGGTTTATATACCGCCCCCACTTTAAATTAAATAAATTATGAAAGGACATTGGAAAAAACAATTTAATTACGAGTACCTAGGATCGTATTCGTTAGATGGTAAGAAAGAGATTGTAGTTACAGTTAGTAAGTTAACTCAAGAAAAGGTTACTGGACAACAAGGCAGGAAAGAAGATTGCTTTGTAGTTTACTTTAAGGAGTTTGATAAAGGAATGATACTTAACCGAACTAATGCAAGGGCAATAGAGAAGGTCAAAGGAAGTGGATTAATTGAAGATTGGGTTGGTACACAAGTTACGTTGTATGTAGAGAAAGGTGTTAAAGCTTTTGGTGACGTAGTAGATGCTTTGCGAATCAGAGATAAGAAACCGACTAGACAAACTATGACTAAGGATATTGAGACGAGTATGTTAGATGCGATTAAGAATGGTAAAGCAAGTCAAGTTGAACAAGCTCTTATTAAATACAATATGAGTGATAAGCAGAAAAAAGCTATTAACCTTGAACTATCTAAGATATGATGTTACTAATTTGTATTACCTGGATATTAGTAGTAGCTAATGCCCCTTGGTGGATTTGGATGGCTTTTATCGTTCACATAGTAGGGTGTATTTTTGCTTGGCTATTTGAAGATAATAATAAAGTAAATAAATTAATAGAAACCTTAAAAAAATAAAATTATGTATTTACCACTTGTAATAATATTATTAATTGTTAGTTATATAGCTTACTTATCTTTAACGCAAGACGATAATAAAAAATGAAAAACTTTAAGACCGACCAAGAATACTACGGAGACTGGGAGTACACTACGAACTCTCAGCTCGGCTACCTAAAGAAAGGGTGGGAATATTACGATATGATGAAGCAAGGGGGTATGATAGATTCACCTGCTTTAAGATTCGGTAATTTAGTTCACACCCTTATACTAGAGCCAAAGGAATTTCAACGTAAGTTTATTGTAATTAATCCTGAAGATAGACCTGAACCAACTAAGTCTATGGCAAGTAAATTAAACAAAGCTTGGAAGGTTAAGATGGAGGAAAGGAAAGGTATTGTAATCGGAATGGATCAATACAACTTAGCTTTGAATCTTCGGGACAAGTTATCTAGGATTGATGAGGTTAAATCTATTTTAGATAATTCTGAGAAGGAAGTACCGAAGTGTTGGATTGATTTTAACACGATGCGTAAGTGTAAAGGTAAAGCCGATATAGTAGTTGATGGAGGTGATATGTTAGTAGATATAAAGACTACATCTAAACCAATAAGTGAATTTAGAAAAAGTGCTTACAGGTACAATTACCACCGACAAGCTGCGTTCTATTTAGATGGCTTCGGAGCAAAGGAATTTGTATTTATTGTAGTAGAGACACAAGAGCCGTATCAAGTAGGTATATTTAGATGTACTGAGAATTTTATAGACCAAGGTAGACAAGAGTACGTTAGTTTACTAGAGATGTTAAATGAACCAAAAACGAAAGTAATACACGAAGAGTTATGAGAAGAAATGTAGCCACCGATTATGGAATACGAAAGTTAGAAAAAGCACTTCCTACAATTTGTTTATATTGGAATGTCACTAAAGATGATTTGTTAAGTAAGTGTAGAGATAGGAATTTAGTTTACGCTAGGCACTCGTTGAGATACTTACTTTATCAAGATAAAAAGTTATCTTTAGCAGAAATTGGCACTCTTACTAATTGTGACCACGCTACTGTTATGCACTCTGTTAAGATGTTTAGAACATTAATGAATCAAGACTTTATGTTTAATCAATTATTTGCTATGATTAATAAAAAATTAATTTATAATAAGCACAGCACAATAAGGTCTAAAATTAAACAAGTAATAACATCTGATTTGTCACAAAAGGAACAAATAGAAGGATTAGAAAAACTTTACAATGAAAATAGATAGAATAGACGTTTGTCACGAAACGATCCAAGAGGAAACAAACGAAAGCATAGTGGTGTCTGTAGTAGAAACTGATAAGGAAGAAGAGTTTGCTATACGTTTTCATTTAAATTACCACGAAGAATTAAGTCCACTTGTAGGATTATGTGTAGATGAAATGAATAAGACACCTCAAGCAAGAGAATTTTTTTTAAAAGTAGTAGACCAATATTATGAACAAATTTAATTTTAACTATAAATAAACAAAAAAAGGTATGGAAAAGAAGAATGATTTATCTTTAACAGGTGAGATTACAAAAATCACCAAGTTACAAACTGGAACATCTAAAGCAGGTAAAGAGTGGCAAAAACTAGGGTTTGTCGTTACAATTCAAAGCGAGTACCCTAAAGATGCTTACTTTACAGTCTTTGGTGAAGAGAAGGTTGCAAACTTTATGAAGTTTAATAGAGTAGGGCAAACTGTAGAAGTGTTTTTTAATATTTCTTCAAGAGAGTTTAATGAAAAGTGGTACACCGATTTAGGTGCGTGGAAAGTAGTAAGTGAAAAGATTACTGAAGCAACTACTACTGCTGATACTAATGGTGAATATCATAAAGCAACAGAAGATTTACCATTTTAATTTATAAAGGTGTGGGTGATTAACTGTTAAACCCTTATAATCTCAGCTACAGAGTGCGATCCTGCAAAAACCAAATCTGAGAACCTTTTATTTTTAACGAGAGTGGGTTGCGTGAGTGCCACATATTTAAATCCTAGTTTTAAGCAATACGACTAGGTTGTTCTTGTACAAGGGGAGACAAATAAACTTGGTCGTCTATGCGGCTTCCCTTTTACTTTTTTTTTTAAAGCCAAAGAAAAATAAATAAATTATGCCAAAAAGATTTACAGATACAGAAAAATGGAGTGAGGATTGGTTCTTAGAATTATCTAACGCTCATAAGTTATTTTGGATATACATTTGTGATAATTGTAATCACGCAGGTGTATTTAAGTTGAATAAAAAAATGTTTGAGTTCTTAATCGGAACAGATATTAATCCTGAACAATTTTTATTAATAGTTAATGACGGAAAAGAAAGGGTTAAAACAATAGGTAAAGGTAAGTGGTATATAGTTGATTTTATAAAGTTTCAATATGGTGAAGTATTAAATCCTTCTAGTGCTGTTCACGCTTCAGTTATTAAGATACTAAAAGATAATAAAATTGATTATAAGTCTAAAACAAAAAAAAGAAAGAAATCCTCTACTATAAAATTACCAAAATCCACAACTGAGGTAGCCGAATACTTCCAAGAGAAGGGTAGCAATAAAAAAGAAGGAGAAAATTTCTTTTACTTTTATGAATCGAAAGGTTGGAAAGTAGGAGATAATCCTATGAAAAATTGGAAGATGGCTGCTTCAGGGTGGATTAATAGATATAAAAAAGAAGTCCCTAACTCTGATTATCTTAATAGTCAATTAGATGCTATGAAGGAACAGTAATGGCTTTATATAGAATAACCTCCAAGCAAGAGGTAACTGATTATTGTAAAGAAATTTACACTAATGGTTACACAAAAGGGCTAACTACAGGTATTGATCCGTTAAACCCTCACTATAATTTCCGTAAAGGTGAACTGACTATAATGACTGGGTTTGCTAATATCGGAAAAACTACTACACAATTATTTCTTATGATAATGGCTTCTAAGCTTTACGATTGGAAGTGGTTAATGTATTGCCCTGAGAACGAGCCTATCGGTGATTTGATGATAGATATAGCTGAGATGTATTGTGGTAAGACAGCCGATAAAGAGTTTAGCGATAGAATTAATCAAGACGATTATTTACAAGCTATCGAGTGGGCTTACAATCATTTTACTGTCCTTACTTTTGATGAGACACCTACTGTCGATGAAGTCATAAATTCTTTTGATGATTTTATGCAAGTAGAAAAATTTGATGGTATATCTATAGACCCCCTTAATGATTTAAAAGCACCTAATAAGGTAAGTAAGTACGATTACTATTACGATGCTTTAAGTAATATAAGAAGGTTTATAAAACGTCACAACGTAATGTTTTACCTTGTGGTCCATCCTGGCACAGCAGCCAATAGAAGAAGAAATGATGATGGTACTCGACCTGCTCCTAATATGAGTGATGTAGAGTTTGGTGCTATGTTCGGAAATAGGGCAGATAACTTCCTTGTGTTCCATCGTAACCCACAAAGTGAGAAATGGAATGTTACTGAGATACACGCACAGAAGATTAAGTTTCAAAAGTTAGTCGGAGTACCTACACCTGAACTTACACCTATTTGTTTATTCTATTCTTATAGTTTGCGTAGGTTTAGATACCTTAATGAGAACGGAAGTTTAGTAGACCCTATACAAGAGACGATAACCAAAACACCAACTAACCAAATATTTTAGAAATTATTATGCTAAAAGTAGGAACAGATTTTAGTGGTATCGGCTCACCCGAAGCAGCCTTAAGAAGATTAAATTTACCTCACAAAAATATATTTGCTTGTGAGATAGATAAGTATGCTAAAAAAAGTTATTTAGAGCTTAACGATCCTGGTATATTTTATGAAGATATAACTACTCGTAATCACAGCGAAGTAGAGCAATTAGATTTGTATGTTGCAGGATTTCCTTGCCAAGCATTTAGTTACGCAGGTAAGAGAAAGGGTTTTGCTGATGAGACAAGAGGTACGTTGTTTTTCGATGTAGCCGAATTTATCAGAATAAACCAACCGAATTGTTTTATTTTAGAGAATGTAAGAGGATTAGTTTCTCACGATAAAGGAAGAACATTTCAAACGATTACAGATATTTTATCTAATGCTGGTGGAAGTTTAAATGGTCAAGTAGGATTAGATACTATTGATAATGGTTTAGGCTATCACGTTTATTATAAGATACTAAACACTAAGAATTTTGGTATACCTCAGAACAGAGAAAGGATATTTATAGTTGGTTTTAAGAACTGGAGAGAGTTTAGATTTCCTAAAGAGTTTCCGTTAGATATAACTTTGAAAGATTTATTAGAGGATGATGTAAACGAGAAGTATTATTTAAGTCAAAAGATGATAGATGGTTTTAATAGACACAAGGAAATAAACAACAAAGTGGAGTTACCTAAAATAATTGGTTACACTAGAGATAAAAACGGAGAAGTAAGTAGTAGGCATTTAAAAGATGAAGCAAGTACTTTACATTCTGTTACAGGGGGTGGTGGTAATACAGACCAATTTGTAATCCACAACCTACACCCTAGATGTGGCGACCCAAAGAAAGGATGTACAGGTCATTTAAGTAAGACCGATGGTATTGCATATTGTTTAGATGCAGCTAATAGTATTGCTGTTGAGTTAAAACAAATAGGTAATATATATGATAATGAACACAATTCTTTAGCAGGTAGAATATATGATGAAAATGGTTTATCAATAACACTTAAATCTGAAGGTGGCGGCCTAGGAGCTAAGTCGGGTTTATACAAAGTGAAAAATAACATAAGAAGATTAACTCCACTTGAAACTTGGAGATTGCAAGGGTTTACTGATGAGGAGTTCTGGAAGGCTCAAAAAGTAAATTCAGATACACAGCTTTATAAACAAGCAGGAAACACTATAACAGTTAATGTTATGGTAGAACTATTTAAGAAAATTTACCTAAAATAACCAAAATTACTATGCCCGACCAAATTACACTAAAAGCAATTAATTTATTGCGAGAAGCCGACCCGAATTTAGACGAGATGAATAGTCTCGATAAGTTTATAGCACATCAAAGCGAGGTGTTGAAGATGTATAAGCAATTCGAGGGACACCCACAAGCTGAGAAGTTAAAGCCTAGATTAAAGGTGTTCGAGGAAAGTGCGTTAGCATTTACTTGGGTACACACACAAATGATGGCTTATAAAAGAGAAAAGCTTTTAGCCAATGCCAATGAAATGGAGATGGCTAATGCTGTTATAGAACTCAAGAGTGAGTTAGATATATTAACTAAATTAGATAAAAGTGACTAAAAATGAACTAAACTTGTTAGACCGATTCGCTAGTAAGTATAAAATTGATTGTGTCCCTTCCGAGGGAAAGTATGATTTTTGGGATTTTACATACGAATGGGATAATAGGAAGTTCTATTGCGAAATGAAACAAAGAAACTTTACTTTAGATAAAGCTAAAAGTAAATACTCTGAAGGTTTGATTTTAGAAATGCACAAGTACGAAAGAATATTAAGAAAAGCTAAAAACGAAAAGTCATCTCAAGGATTGTATATTAACTTTTTTGATTGCGATTCAGTATTATTATTTAATTTAAACAAGATTAAGATAGATAAGTGGATGTGGAGAACTATGCCTGAATCTACTAGCTTTGGTAGAAGCAGATTTGTTTATAAATATATTACGTTTTTAGATTATGATAAAGGAAAAGTTTTATATATTTGAACCATTCTTACGACTTTTCGCATAATTTTGTAAGTTTTTTTGGTTAAGAAGAGGGTGTCTATTTATAGATGCCTTTTTTTTTGTACTTTAGCGAAAACTGAAAAATTAAATTATTATGAGCAGTATAGAAGAACAAGTTTGTTTTAAGATTTTAAAGCGTTCAGACGAGGGTAAGAATAAATATGGTGTTACGATGGAGCGGGAAGATTTAACTAAGTTAGAGTGGCTTAAACACGCTCAAGAAGAAGCGATGGATTTATGTGTGTATTTACAGAAGTTAATCGAGCTTGAGGAAAGTAAGCCGTTTCAATACGAGTGGAATATGACTAAGCCTAGTAGTGGCGGTGAGTATAATAGAAAGATGCTTGACTTGGAAATAGAAAGTTTAGGAAAAGAAAAAGAGGACTAGCCGTCCTCTCCTTGTTCTTCTTCTGTAGAATCCACTATCCAACTTCCGAATATTATTTCTGCTATCTCTTCGGGTGTTTTTTTGTCTCTCGTATCCATTCGTCAGGTATATATTTATCAGCCCATTTTATATTATTCTTATCACACCATTGAGCATAGGTGGTTTGACTATTTTTATGTAATTTATTTTTAGACCTCATAAACACCATCCTTATATCTAGGTTAGGGTGTTGTGCTATAACGAGCAACATCTTCTTACGATCCTTTGCTGTAAACCTTCCTTTTAGTTCGATGATAATTCCATTTTGTAATATAATATCTGGAAGGTATCTTCTTTGTTCTGTAATGTCGTAGTAAAGATTTACAGTTTCATAATCAAAATTAATTTTTCTCTCAATTAACCTAGAACAAACATCTTCTTCATACTTACTTCTGTATCTATTTTTGTCTATTCTCATAATATGTTTTTTTATTGTGGCACTTGTGACATAATCCTTGTAGATTAGATTCGTCCAATTCAGCACCACCTTGTTTTATAGGTGTAATGTGGTCGACTACATCAGCAGGTTTTACTATATCTTCTTTTAAACAATGAACGCACAAAGGATTTTTCTCTAAGACTAATTTCCTTAATTTCCTCCAAGGAGCTGTTTTATAAAACGAGGTGTCCCCACCCCAAGACTTATTTTTTTCAGCCTTAGTTCTTTTATCTCTTGGTTTAGGAAGCCAAGGCACTATTTAGATTTTGATGATCCACCAAAGAAAAAATCAATAATGGTGTTTACTTTACTAGACATAGCTCCAAAGACTGTACTAATAAAACCTATTTCATAATCTGAAAGTTCAAGTGTGTTCATTACAAAGCACTTAAACATAAAATAAGAAATAAGAAAATAAGCACAAGTAAATATGATGGCAAGAATCTTTTGTATAAAACTATCGTCCATAAACATTGTTCTAGCACTATCTCTATCTTTAACCTCAAGAGCAAACATATCCTTTTCGTGGGTTTTAACCACCTGTTCAAACTTCTGTTTAAGTTGTAACCTTTCTTCATCAGTAGTAACTACTTCGTCTATTATAGTAGAAGCTTGTCCTACTAAACTTTTTATAATGTTTTTTATCATAGTGCTATTATATCAGGTGCGTATCTATATTTAGTATCTCCGTCATCATCTTTGTAGGCTTCTAAAATCTCTTTTCTGTTTTTAGATTTTTTAAGAGATATGTGAATCCAAGCAAAGTCAAACTCATTTATCATTTGGTCAAACTCGACAGCATTATCTATAATCCAGTCGTAAACTTCTTTATTACACATTTGACCATCTTTCCAAAATTGAAGGTCAAGAGCTTCGCCTTTACAATGTTGACTAATCGGATTACGAGACCCCCCAATAGCACGATTAAGCTCCTTGGAACGATAACCACTACTAATCCTGATAGGACCAAGGTGGTTACGCATAGGCTGTAAAAGATTTGTAGCAATCCTTTGCAAATTTTCCAAGTGGGTTTTAGTCGGCTCATTCTCTATTCCTAGTCTTTTGGCTGTGTTACTTCGAGTAATCTCTGATAACACAAAGTTTTTACTTAGTCTCATAGTCTATGTAAACCTTTCTAATTAATATTCCATCAGTAGCTAAATAAAACCCTTTGGTTGGTTTTACTTCTCGACCTAATAAATCAAAATATTTTGTAGGTAAAAATGGTTTATTATCTATTTCGTTAACAGATAAATCTGCACAACCTACATCTATATATTGTGATGTAAAATTCTGTGGCCAAGTACCAATAGAGTCTATCCAATCTACATCAGATAGAAAACCATACTCAACTAAATTTATACTAAGGTAAGCTCCATTCCATCCGTCTCCATAACTATCTTCCATAAATATAATATAGTGTGGAGGTAATATAGCAGCTCCTAGAAATGGTGACCCACCTGATGTAATTATATCGCCATCACAATCCATTATTTCCCAAGTAATCTCATCAGGGTATTCCCCTGCTGTACACTCTATAAATACTGGTTGTTGTTGGGCATTTACCCTACTAACGCCTATTATGAACATAAACAATAATACTATACAAAGTATTAAAGTTTGTATTTCTGTCGGTTGTCTTTTCATTACTATTGAAATTTGTTAAACGTAATCTCGTTTATTACTGATTGAACATCTTTTTTAGTTGCACTAAGTTGCATCATTATATTAGGAATAAATCTGTTTTGTTCTATACCATTGTTAAATATAATAATAGTTGGTATAGAAGAAACCTTATATTCTTTTTGAATTGAAGAATTATTAACAATACAAAGTTTATAACTATTACAATCTTTAAGATTACCTAAGAAATCAACTTCGTTAGATTTATTCCATTCAGCCCAAAACTCTACCACAGAAATACCTTTAGCTGTCTTAGAATTAAACTCAGAAGAGTTAATGAAATCTTGAGCAAAGGTAGTTAAAGGTAGTAGTACTATAAATATTAATTTATTCATATAGCTTTTGTTTAATCATCTTTATATCGTCTTTAATCTCTGTCACATCTTCTTGTGTAGACATAATTGTTTGACGAATTAATTGATCCTTCATATCGAACTCCATACGAGTCACTTCAGGACTTGGAGGAAGAGGTAATTCTTTAGCTTCGGTTATGTCAGCTTGTAAGGTAAACCACATTCCAACTAAAGTAAATATTAAGACCCCTATACCTGCTAGAGTTTTTATGCTTAGTTTAAGCGTAGTATCTTCGTTCAACTCTTTCATTTTTGTTTTTAAAAAATTATGTAATTTATTCCTGTTCTCATTTCGTAGGATTCAATATCCCAATATTTAAGTTTTCTACCCTCTACAAATATACTGAAATGTCTATTAAA